GCACAACAGCCATGTAAGATTTTTGGTCGGTGGCATTATTTAGTTCGCCTTCAATTTCAGTCGTCAACCCTGCTTTAGGCAAGCCGCCGCCGGCAAGTGCCCGCGCTATTTCTCCTGCCGCAGACGTGTTACTGGCTTTAAATGCTTTAAACTGCGGGCTGTTTTCAAAATTGGCCCCTTGCTTCTGTATCCAGCCCTCAAGCGCATTTTGGTCTGGCGGCAAATAAGCCATAGCCGCTTTTAATGCGGGGCCGTTAAGAACTTTTTCGGCATCGGCTCGAGCAACATTTGTGCGGCCACCGACGTTACCTGCGGCTTTGGCCTGAGCATTTTTAGCACTGAAATCTAAAATTTTATCTGTTGCCCCTCCGCCGCCAAGTCCGGCTTTGTCTTTTGCAAGGTCAAGCCGCTGCTCATTTATGCCCATGCGCTCTTGAGATTGTCCAAGGCGCTGCGTTAAAATGGCTTGCTGGTACTGTTTCAAAACTTCATTGGTTTGCGAGTTCACATCTTTCATAATCTCGGACACGGCCAAGGCGCGAGCTTGCGGCGTCGCATTAGGCATGGCCTGTTTAACGGCTGCAATCACGTTGGTGTACTGCGGAGCATGGGGGCCAAGCATGTTCTGGTGGATGTCCTGCGCCACTTGGGGGTCAACCTGCGACGCTTGGGGTGCGGCGGCCTGTTGTCCTTGCTGCGGCATCTGCGCGGGGCTAGGCGGGGGAGGAACGGGGCCAGAGGGGGCATTTCCCGCGCCGGGCTGCAACACAGAAGCGTTAACCTGCGGCATGGGCGTAGCGCCGGGCATAGGGACGTTTGCCATATCAGAACCCGGCGTCGGCAAAGGCTGCGACTGCACAGGGGGCGGATTAGGTGCGGGAGATCCGCCGCCAACCTGTTGGCCGGGCATGGGGCTTACCTGCGGAGCGTTTTGGTTTCCTGCCTGCGGGTAAAGCGTCGAAGGATTGATGTTGCCCATACCGGCCAATGCTTGCTGGTTCTGGTTTTGCGACAAAACATCTCCAGCCATCTTTTGGTTGGCAATCGGATTTTGCCCCTGCATAAAAGCAAGCCGCGCGCCGGACACCCCGCCGGGCTGCACGTTCGGCGACGAGTTGCCCGCTAGGGTATTCAAAATTTGAGCCAGCGTGGGGTCCATGGTCTATCCTTACTTGAAAAGTGTTGCCAGCCAAGCGCCGATCTGATTTGCCGTTGAGCCGGCTGCAGGCGTCGAAGTCGTGGTTCCGCCCGTCGTGCTGGTAGTCACCGGAGACGAGGCTCCAGTAGCACCCAATATCCCGTTCAGCCCCGCGCTCGTCAAATTGTCGATTGATTGGTTTTGTGCAGCGGAAGCGGCCAACTGGTTTGTGTAATTCGTCTGGTTCAAGCTAGCCTGAACATTTGCTTGGTTTTCGCCTTGGCCCATATATGCCAAGAAATCCTGCACCGCCGTGTTTGTATTGTTATTCGCGTTTGTCATGGCAGTGCCATAAGTGTTCAACGCGTTGTTCTGGTTAGTCAAATTGGACTGATAAGCAACATTCGGCACAGCGCCGGACAGCGCCGTATTGGTGGCCGCAGTCCCGCCCAAGTTGGCCGCCGTCGTCATGCCGGCACCTGCCGAGTTGATCCCAGACGACGCAGAAGCCAAGCCGGATGTCTGATTTGCCAGCTTCGCAGCGTTCCAGTCAATGTTGTAATTCGTCGTTGCTTGGTTGGTATTCCCCGCGCCAAACGGAGATCCGGTAAGACCGTTCTGCGCGTTTGAAACGTTGGCCTGATTTTGCACCGCTGTCAGGTTCTGGTTATAAAGCGCATTCTGCGGATCCATCGCGGTGTTTTCCACCTGCGAGACGTAAGGAAGAAGCGACATCGCACCCGCATTCAAAGCAGTGCTGTCGGCCATGCCTTGCGTACCCAGTGCGGCATACTGCTGGCCCGCCGTGTTTGCCGCAGTCTGGACGCCCGCCGCGTATGGGTCATTTAAGCCGGCTTGCAGGGTTGCCTGATAAGCCCCCTGGTTTTGCAAATAGGGGTTGTTATTGGCAATGCTCTGGATGCCCGTAAACGCACCCGTATCCGCCTGCGAAGTGTACTGCGGCTGATAGGTCTGCAAATTGGGAGTAGAAGGAGATCCCCCAATTAAGCTCGATATGGAACTGCCCATCTTAGCCCCTACAAAAGTTTGGCGGAGATTTTCTCGATGAATTTATACCCCAGACGCTCAAAAAGCGGGGTCATATCATGGTAAACCTTCGTCATAAGATACCGCTTTTGAACTCCCATGTCACGCAACATATTCTCACTTGCCCTAATCAAGTTGCGGTATCTGGGGATCCAAGCAAAACCACGGGTATATTCGCGTCGGAGATACATTAGGTCGGTGTAAGCAGTTAGGGATTTAGCATAGTGAAGATGGGGGGTAACAAGAGAAAAGATATAGCCTGCCAGTTTTTCTCCGTCGCGTGCAGTAGTGACATGGAGCACCCCAATCGTTTCCAGACGCATGTACTCTTTCCATGCGGGATCAAGGGGAATGGCGTCTTTGTTAAGAGCTATGTCCTGCCAATGCTTGTAAAAAATCTCCGGCAGTTCTGGCATTAAATCAACAAAACGCTCGCGCTGGTAGGTCAAAGCCATATCAAGTCACCGGATTTCCGTCGCCCGACGTTAGATTTGTCGTAACCGGCGGCGCGGGAGCATCCCCCGGATATTGATCATAGGTCTTTAGCGACTTGACCTCGTTTACCAAAGCAACAGTCCCTTTGGCTGCCAGTGCTTCTGCGGCATTGACATATCCTTCCTTTTGCAACCAAGAGATCACAACAGGGAGAACCAATTTCCACAAAACAACCGACAGCCAAATGGGCATGCTGTTTTCCTTACGAAGCAGAAGTTTCGACAGGCGCTTCCGAAACAGCCACCGGCTTGACCAAGTTAGCGACCGCGCCTTCGATGGCCAAATTAACTTGGTTCATGACAACCGGAATGCCCGCAGCGGCAAGCTGCGAGACAACGCCGGCTTGGGCCGTGGCGAACTTCTGTGCGCCAGTAGCAACGCTGCCGGCTTCGACGCCAGCGATAATGGCCGTTTCAGCCGCTTGAACTTCTTGAGTGGCGATAGCCTGCACTTGCGGATTAGCCTCCAATGCCGCTGCCGCACCCTTCAGAAAGTTCAAAGTAGCCGCACTGATGCCGAGAAAGAAAGCTCCGAGATCACTAAGAATGCTCATGTGTTCGCTCCTGTGGTTATGCCTAGCTCATTGGCTATGGCTTGGTTAATTAACGCATCACTATAAGGGTTCATACCCTGCTCCTGCACAATAACACATTTTACCGAATTGGCAAGGAAGGTAGGATCGGAAAGATTGATTGTGTCCCACGGGCTTACGCCAGTGCCCTTGCACACCGCTGTGATATAGGCTTCCGTATCATTCTCGCTCGGAGGCGCATACTTGGTTATGATGTCTGTCCAGTTTTTTAGCCCATGAAGGAGCTGCTGATTGCGCAGGTTGCGCGCGCCGGCTCGGATACCGTTAACCGGCAAGTCGAATTTGCACAAAACACCCTTGGGATCCGTCGTAGGGATCTGGCCCTGCCAAGTGAATTGTGGGTTTATTTCCAGATCCAGCGGGTTATTCAGGTCAATGCCACGGCTCATTTTAGTGCTCCAATCCGGTCTATAGTGGCCACGAACCCAGCTTTGATCTCGGCAGCGTGCAAAGTGATGTAGGCGTGGGCAAAAAAAGAAAACACAAAACAGAAAATCCCCCGCAGTGTCCATTTCCCCACCGTTGCATACTTGGCGTCAAGCCACTCGGAAATGCTTTCTTTTATTGCCTCTTTGACAATATCAACCGCTTCTTGGTGCGCTTTCTGTCCCATATATCCCTCAGCTTCTGATTGTGGAATTTCTGTACCGGCGTCATATCGGTAATTTGCACAAACATTTTTACTCCTAAGCTGTCCTTTGCCAGATATAAATCCCGATGCTTGGTTGCACGTTGTTATGTGATAATCCGCCACCAGTGTTCTGGATATTAGCGTATCCAACATCTGTATTGCCGGGGTTTGATTGTCCGGACCCGCTTATTCCCGGGCCGCCAGTAGCCCTCCACAGATTAGACCCATGAAAGTGCCCTCCATCCGCATGAGTATGGCTGGGCATTTCTGGAGTTGTAAGCGTATGTGTATATTCACCTACCTGTGTGCCCGCAGTGAAAGTTTGCGTATTACTGTTTGAGTCCGTTCCGGTACCAACACCTACAAGGCAAAGCCCTGCAATGGCCGTCCACGTTCCGAAGCCTAAAAGCGTTGCGGGGTTCGTCGCATTCGAAGCGTTGAAATATAGGCTGCCTACCGGGTACATTGACACAAACGCAGGATCTGCTCCTGCGCCTTGGCTTGTCAAAACCTGTCCAGCTGTGCCCGGACCAACAGAGACAACAGCCGAAGACCCTTCCCCAACCAAAACCGCATGCGCAGTTGGCGAGGCAACACCAAGGCCCCCCTGCGAAGAAGATAGCGCGGTGGTCAAACCTGTCAGAACAGTAATGTTTGAATTGAGCCCATTATTTGCCGCGTTTGCATTAACGCTAGTGACAATAGCATTAAAATTTGCCATCACCTGTGTCGCATCGGCAACCGTGCCATTTAAGATGTTAACGGGCAATGAGGGGATGACTGACATTATATCTCCTATGTAGTGGATACGCCCGCGATCGCGGTGCTAGGATAACCAAGAGGCTGGTAAAGGGCTTGGAAATTGCTAATCGAAAAGCCCAAGGCACTTTGTCCCGAAATGCCCAAAACAAACTTACTAAAAACAACAGGGGATGTCCACGGGATTACACGCGGCTGTAGCCCGTACTGAGCCCCATACCACAAAGTCCCGTTTCCCCACGTAAAAGCGCCCCATATTGCCGCGACAGCCGGTGGACTAAGTATTGCCTGTCCGACGATTGTGCCGTTTTGATCAGCCGCAACACATTGAATTTGTGGATTACCGGCCTTAAAAGCCACATTGATAGTGCTTAGCACAAGAGAATTCATTGTAATGTCTTCATCACCGGCCCCCGTTGTGCTGGTTGTATAATTCCAGCTCAAAGCCGCGCCATTCTCAACAAAGGAGGCAGTTGCCCCCTGCACGACGTCGGCCTGATACATTTTCGCGGGGTAAAGATGCGAGAAACAAATAAACGTTGCGTTCCAGCCCACGGCCAAGTCTTGCTGGAAGGTGTGCGGACCAGTCCACATTTTACTCTTCAGATCAAACCAAAATTCCTGCCACGGCGTGCTGGCAACGGCACCGTTCTGCAAACATATCCGATAGACGCCATTATTATATGCCGAACTCATGCGCGTGCGATAAAGGGCATTCTGAATAGGCACCTGAAGATCGGGCAACGGGTCAGAAATGGTTCCTGACAACTCTACACAGCGTATGCCGTCCGTTGCAGGAAAAAACACACCAACCTGAGTGGCACTGACCGCGTTTGGAGAAGTGGTGCCGATGCCCGACGCTGACAGGTTTGAATTGGTCAAGTTGCTGGTTGTGGGGTCGCCGTTTATGAGATTGATCAGGTTTTCTTTAAAAGCCAGCAGCCCAGATACGGGTGCCGCCGTAGCAGCGTTGATAATCGTCAGAGGCTGCAAACAGGTGATTGGCGAAGTATCTCCCACAGTCAAGGCGTTAGTAGCCGAAGATATGTTGAGCGTCAAAGCATCACAGAAAACCAGATACTGCTTGACCGCAAAATAAGGACGATTATTAAACTGCGCTATCTGCTGCGGGACTGCGATAAGCGGGATATTAGTGGTATTGCCAGCGGCCCACAGGGGGGCAGCGGTTGTCCCGCCAGCCAACGTTATCGAAAGCCCAACCGTTGTGGCCGTAGCGTTCGCAGAGATCGTGATCACGGTGCCCGTCGCGGAGATCGTAATGCCCGTCGTCGTAGCCGTAGCTGCTTGGGACAGCGTAATCGTTGTGCCGGAAATGCTTGCAATCGTCGTCCCGGAAGGAATGCCCAGCCCTACGATCGGCTGGCCGGGCGCAAACCCAGCGATATTGGCCACACTATCGAGTGTCGTGTTCGAGTGTATGTTTCCCGTGCTCTGCGGCGTCACTTGCGTCGTGTTAAGCACTGTGGAATTAGTAGGAATTCCGGTGCCGGAAACCGTATAACCCGGCCCCAAACCCGTAATAGGAATGTTCCCCGTAATGGTCGGGCTGCCAGCGGTGATGTTGCCGGTCGTCGTCTCAGTATAGCCAGACACGTCAAAATAACCAAAATATGCGCTCGTGCCGCCGGGGAAGCCCGGATGCGTGACAATCACGCGGGTGCCCACCATTTCCATAGAGGGGGGTGTCCAGTCGCCGGTCGTTGCCTGAGTGGCTGGCGTGTTTGCTGCCGTTATGCCCGAGACAGTAACAAAGGTCGCCGTCGTCAGGTTATAACAAAAAGGCTCGTCGTTGCCCGTGTTGCGCGCCGATCCGATCAAACCATAAACAAGATTGTTTACCTGATAAGCCGCTGAAACAACGCCCGGCGTCGAAAAGCCGGCAAATACTGATAAAGGAATTGCCGCAGGGCGGCACTGCAGACACATCGGGGTGGCAGGATCTTTGATAAGGTTGGTAAGCGCGCTACAAGCCCCCGCTGCCACGTTGTCGCCGTCCAGAGTGTCCGACAAGCTTCGCGGGCGAAACCGCATTGTATGGCCATTTACCAAGGGCATAACGTATTCCTTACAGCGGCTGTTGCTTGGTTGCCTTCAGGTTGCCCCCACCACGGAAAACATTCCGATCCAGCTTGATCGTTTGTGCATAGTTTTCCTTGTCGTCCTTCATTTCGAGGAACAAGGAAAGCATGCGCTCAGCTTCAACTTTATATTTCAGCTCGCGTTCATCATCCGTTTCGGCCATGAGGTCGGCAGCAAGCTTCTTCAAAAGATAGCGTTGGTTGGTAAACCACGGAACAACGCTGCTCGTTTCGGGGCTTGTAATGTCCGGCATCTGCGGCTGGTATCGAATAAAGATCGTCAGCGGCGTCACAAGCGGCTGGTAAAAATAAATCGTGTAGGGCGAAGTCTCGGTGCGGATGGCGTAATTGCACGGATAATTCGTCACGCCAGAGGATTGGGGGAGCTGATCGTATCTCTCGATCGGCATCTGGGTCAGATAAAACACAACGCCGTTGACATAGTAAAAAACTTCGCGGGTGCGAAGATGGTCTGCAGCAAGCGCATAACCTGTGGGGAGAGCCCCATCACCGGATGCCACAACGGGCGAAGCCTGAATAACCTGCGTCTCACGAATAAAATCGAAGTCATAAGTCTCACAGAGATCGGCCAAGATCATGTTCAAATACTGTCCGGCTTGGGTAAGAAACCCCGGAGCCTTGGCTATTGCACAAGCTCTTTGGACGATCTGCTGTGAGGTATATGCCACATTTTACTCCGCTTCTTTTTCGAGCTCAGAAATGCGAGCCTTCTGCTCAAGAAGCTGGCTGCGCTGTTCGGCCAGATTTACGCTGACCGTTTCTTGGTCAAGCTTAGCCTGTTGGGGCAAAGTTTTGTGTCCCTTATACTTTTCAAAGTCCACGGCCATGCGCTTTTCAAAAGCCAGAGCCTGCCGTTCCATCTGGGACAGCTTGGACTTTTCAGCCGCCAAGCAAGAACGCGCCTGCTGGCGGCCAATAGCCTTCAGCAACTTGTCCAGCTCAACGTTGATATATCCTGCCGTAGCCCCCACGGGGAAATTGCCGCGCACAGAGAAATTCCGCTGGTTTCCCAACTCGGCAGAAATTTCATAGATGTAACCCGGCTTTTCGCCCACATTATCTTTTGCACCATCGGTATTCATTTTGCACCTACACTGATCGTTGAGTTAAAACGGCGTTGTGGGGTTTCATTCCCACGTAGTCATTCATGTCGAGGCCGTTGATCTCGGCATGATGCAGCCACTGGCGGTTCATAACTTCTTTGACAACAGCCGCTGTTGCGGGAGCAAAGGGGTATGTCGCGCCGTGGAAGTAGATAGTGCCATCCAGCGTAATGCGGTCAGAAAACTTGGGCAGGTCAATACGAATGCGCTCAACAAACTGCCCGCGATCGCCGGAGCCCTCAACAAAAAGGGCCTTCTTTTTCATGTCGGACTTGGTCTTTGCAAGAAAATCAGACCGCAATTTAGCTTTCAGTTCTGCATCGACTTCAGCGCGCGCCTGCGCCTGAATTTCTTTCATTTCGTCCATGGTCAACGTCGGCAACTCGGCATCATGGGACAACGCACTTACGGGCGTAGGCTCAGGCATAGCGCCAAGGTCAATATGCAGATCGGTAGATTTCTTGCGGCCCATATTTATCTCCTATCAAGAGTGAACGATCGCCCCGTTCGCGGCACAGTTAGCAGATACGACAATCGGCCAGCCGGTCGTCGGATCAACGGCGATATAATCGCCGGGTAGCAATTGAATATAACCGTCCCGACCGGGGAAAGTCAAAATCCCGCTGGTGCTCAGCGAGGTAGGAGCAGCGGTTGGCGTCGTGTTGTTCGCCGGATTGCTGTCCTGATAAATGTCGGCATTGATCGTGGCCAGATCAGCCGGAGCCAAATAGGGCTGGAATTGCAGCGCAACCAGTGAGGTCTGCGCAGTCGTACCGAGGGTCTTTGTGGACATTCACTATACTCCCTGAAAAAGTCCGAGGCTTGCTTTGCACCTATTGCAATATGGGCCTCGGACAATTCAAACACTCTGTAGAACTTCTTTAACTGTCAGCTACTTAGCCGAAAGTTGCACTGAAAGCGCTTGAGCTTTCGATGCGGGCAAAAAAGTTCTGATTAAGCAAAATGGTGCCGTAAAACGCCTTCCACCCGCATACGCGCAGCTGGTTCAGAGGATCCGCTTTGTCGCCACCGGACAGGTAGCTGAACTTCGGATCATCCAGAACGACTTGCCCGTAAGCGCCCTTACCGAAAATAAAGGTCGGGAACACGGTCACGCCCGCAGCCGGAGCCGCAGGAGGAACACGAGCCGAGCCCACCGAAGTGATCGTGTAAGCGGTGCCGCCCGTGAGCAGAACAGCCTGACCAGCCAACGGGCCGGAGTTCGGGCCGCCGGAGGTCGTACCCAGATGGGCCGGAGAAGCAGCCGTGTCCAGATAGACGTTCCACGTATAGCCCGCAACGCTCGGGGTGGTAACGACGATGGAGCCGAAGCCCGAACCGCCAACCGTAATCGCGCCCGATGTCAAGCTGATACGCTGCTCATAACCGTTCTGAGTAACCGAGCCGGTGATGACGAGGTAATACGTGCCAGCAGCAAGCGATCCGCCGGTTGTGCTTGTCGCATAAGAGCCGTTGGTCGTATTGGCCGCCGTCGTCGGAGCGGTAACGCCGGTGAAGTAGGGGATCATGTTGGATTGAGCAAAGCGCATACCGCCCCATTCACCAAGCTCGTTATTATACAAGCGGTTGATGTCCGAACGGCTCCACGCGGTAACAACCGTGGGATTTTCACGCATGTCCTGAGCCACCAAAGGGTGGATCATAGCGACGAAATGTTCTGCGCCGCGCGGATCTTTCGAAGCCATTGCAGGCTTACCGGCGTCGATTTTGGCATCTTCTTCCAACTGACCGTTGAAGAGAGGGGCCCCGATCGTAACCAGTGAACCGTACACCCGGTTGATTTCGTGCGGGTTCAGAACGTCCGTCGATACCAGATTGGCGCGCGTGCCACGAGTGTTGACGTAATTGATCTGCGTGCCGGCCATAAGGTTGTTGAACGTGTTGCGTTCCAGCGTTTCCGACATCTGCATGGCGACCAACTCAATGGCCTTCTTGAAGAGCGGATGGTCGATGGTGAAATCGGCCACGTCGGTAACGGTAACCGTGTCGCCCCACTGTTGGGCAACGGCGTTGACCTGCACCAGCACGAGGCTTTCGCCGACGGGCGGGATACCTTCGCTCAAAGGAGCGAAAGGCAGGTTAATACGATCGTACCGCGAGGCGGTATAGACCGTACCGCGATTTTTGGGCAGGCGCAGCTTTTCGCCAAACTGATAGGCAATAAGCTGGCGCTGAACCAGCGGCAGGGTTTTCTTCTGAATAAAGTTACTAATATCAGCAGAAAAGGTGGGGGATACGTTTACGTTAGCCATGTTAACCTCCAAGTTGCAAGGTCAGGGCGATCCCCCGAACCTTAGATTTGAACACCGCGAAGACGATCTTCCTCGGTTTTGCCTTGTTTTGATCCTGAAGAGTCCCCCCGCAGATTTGCAGGCCTTCCCCTCACATTTTCGACCCGGTTCTGGGCTGCTTGTCTTGTGCGCTGCCCTGCTGCCGAACCGCCTTCCAATTTCTTCCGCGCGGCTTCGCCCAGCTTGTAGGTCAAGATGGCCTCACGCGTGCTATTGACGCCTTTGGCCCGCATTTCCTGCAAAGTGGCTTCAACACCTGCGGCGTATTTCTTGTAGACAGGATTTAGCTCCGCTTTTGCCTCAAACCTTGCACGATCAAGACCGTCGGACTGTGCAAACCCAAGATTTGCGACTTGGGCTTCAAGAGCAGCAACCTTTTGCTTGTCTTCGTAACGTTCCCGCTCCATGGGATCCATTGCGGCAACTCGGGCTGCCTCGGCTTGTCTCGCTGCTTCCGCTTGCGGATTGTAGCGATTTTGGGCCTGAACTTCTGCCAACTGCTTGCGAAGGGCTTCTTCGTTCGCTTTGGCATCGTCTCGCTCTTTCGCAAGCTTCTGAATGCGTGCGGTGCTGCGGCTCGGCTGCACACTTGCGGCAGCGGTATCTGCAACGCCTTCGACTTCAGGTTCTTGCTCTTCACTTCCGTCGTCTTCTGGATCAAGCGGTAATAGATCATCCTCATCATCGGCAGGATCGCCTACGCCCGTGTTTGTTTCCAGTTCTTGTGCTGCGCCTTGGTTTTCGGTTTCGTCGTCGCTCATCTGTCTCTCCTTTGTGGCTATCGGTCACAACTCGAAAAGTTCCTTCCGGGAACAACTCGAAAGTTAACGGGTTGATATTATGTTATTTCACTTTGCGTGGCAAGTCCCATCTTACCTTGGCATCCTGTTTGGGTCTTGGATTGCATCTTGGTGAATTGCGCCGGGTGGGGCTTGCGCGGGACGTGGAGCACCGGGCTGTGCGCCGATACGCGGCTGCCCCGGGGGAGAAGCGCCAACGCCGGGCTGGCCCTTAGGCGCGGGACCGCCGGCAGCCTGTTGCGATTTGTGCTGAAGTTGGTTCATGTGCGCCAAAATGTGCAGCTTTAACAACTCGGCATTCGGGGCCATTTTCATGGCGTCCATGTGCGCCTTTAGGTGTTCGACGTCGTTATCCATCTGCTGCACAGTCACAGGGAAACCATTCAGCATAAGCTCATTTTCTTCCATCGGGTTGATGCTTAGCTGGTGGCGCTGATCAATCAACACGAATGGCGCGATGCGCGGACCGAAAGCAACTTCGGCAAGGTGCTCGATAATCGGACCAATGTCGATTTTTCGACCGTTCAATAACTCTGGGGGCATGCCACGCAGAACATTCAGGGCCGCAATCTGTTGCTGCACCTGCTGTGTGGCCTTTGTGCCTTCAGACCCGTACCAAAGGAAGGTATTAGCGGTATAGGTCTCGAAAGGCTCAACTTCCTGCATCTTTGCCTGCATTCCGAGTTGGCCGAATTGTTTTACTTCGACCGCTTTAGTGCGGAATTGATAATCCAGATCGTAAAACCAGCCCAGCAGCTCGTTAAAAATGCCGGTTTCGAGAATTGCGATGTTATCTGCAACGCTTTCCTGCGCGACCTGCTGTTCCTGCGCGACCTGTGCTTGGGTAGGTTTCTTGCCGGCATTCCCGTGCGGCAGCAACGCGGGATTGATGCCTATGCTCTGCATGATCTTGTCGCCGAGCGTGCCGGCCATGGCAAAGGCATCTTTCCAAAGCTGGGGGAACTCCATGAATTTAGTGCTGTTCGGGTCCACTTCCCACAGCGCGCCCATGGACAGCACCATCGAACCTGTGCGCGGGTTCTTGGCAGGATCCGTCGCGGTAATCGGCATCAAGGAATACTGTGAGCTATCCAAGCCCTCGTTAGTTACGTCGTTCAGCGCGTATTGCAGCCCTTCAACCTTATAAAACACGCTCTTTCCCCAGATCGTGCCTTCCATTTTGCGCGCAGGCTGCGCAAGCAGGGGGATCTTGTCATTCCAGTAAGGGTTACGCTTGCAGGACAAAATAATCTTCCCGCCGCCAAAATAGCTCACACACTTGCGGCGCGCTTTGCCCTTTAGCTTTAGCGTTGACCACACACGGTAAATCACCGCGACTTTATTGCCTTTACTGTTCAGCTTTATGCCGGCAGCGGAAGCCGACTTTTTAGTTGTGTCCGTTTCATTCGGACTGTTTGCGGTGCCGAAGTTCTCCAGAAGCAGTTCGCCCGCTTCCTCGTCAAACGTTCCGTCGTCAATGGCATCCTGCACGCCTTCTTTTGAAAAGTGCAGCCGCTCTGCAACAATCGAGCAATCGCTTATATTGTCAACGGTGGCAGGCAACAGACAAACGTTGCGAGGATCCAAAACTTGAAGCGTCGGGCCACCTGACTTAATCTCTTCTTCTTCGATGTCGTCAACTTCGTCAGCCCCTTCGACCGGCACGCCCTGATCATCTTCGATCGTCGCTGTTTTCTTCTTGCGGATCGTGTGGAACGTTTCTTCTTTCCAGCCCACAGATAAAATATAGTGCCCCGTCACCTTGCCCGTTCGCAGCAGACAAGGGACAATGTTTTCGCGCATCTTTGTCTGGCGCGCGTAATGGTCTAAGATTGCGATAACGTCATAAGGAACAGTGCCATTGGGGCCCACTGCCGTAGCATAGCGTCCGTTGATAGGGAACAAAGAATTATTGTCGCGCGTCGTAAGAGCGTCCACGGCGTCGGCGACGGCGGATACATAGATTTGAGAATTGCCAAAATATGCCTGATTTTCATTGAGCACACAGTTGTAAATGTCCCAAAAACGCTCGATATCCTCGGTCTGATCTTGCTTGTCATCAAAACCGGCCACAACCGTATCATAAAGCTCTTCAAGCTGAACCCTAACCTTTTTCGAAGTAGAAAATTCTTTTTTCCTGTCTTCGACATCGGAAACTTCTTCCTCTTCAAGTTCTTCTGGCATGCCAGTCATTGCCGGATCTTCCGCACTAACGGGCTTTTTAATTTCATTAGGCATGAGAGTTCCTACTCGGCAAAGTGGTCTGATAAGTGCGGCCATCTGAAGTCTGAGCATACCGCTTGTTCGGGTCTTTATCAATAACACTCTCGTTATTGCCAAACCACCCGATGAAGGCCTCAATAGCCTCAATCACTATGCGATATTGGTTGTCCTCCGTCTGCCCCTGCAAAACACCGGCAGAATTTAACTTTCTGCCGTACCCACCAGCAAAACCGTTAACAACCCAGCGGGCCTCCATATCAATCAGAAAGGCTGGTTCTCCCCGTATGGTCTTGCGCAAATAGTCTTTCAAGTTGCCTTCGCATGCTCCTGCCATCGCGGCAGGCCTGACCTCTATTCGGTTGGCGCGCGCAGCACCGGGTAATCCGTATCCGGTGTATTTCTCGAACTGCTCCATCGGCACCACGATGTCAACCTTTCGACCAGCAAATAGCACGGCGTCGTCCACGATTTGACGGAAGGCTTCGACGGGGGGTAACTGCACGACCCAATCGTTGAAAATGCGAACACATCCGTCGATGTATTGCAAGAGCACCCCTGCCGTAATTGCCGGTCGCGCAGACATGAGAAGAAAGACCGGACGCTTTCTATCGAGTTCCAATACCTCGGCAACGTTCGCGTCTTGAAAATCCTCGTACACAGGATGTCCTGAACGAAGGCGAACTGAATATGCTTCAGCATTAAGGATGTCCATCCGGCCCTTTGGAAATTGAAGGAGTTGAGCATCCAACTCGGGTAAATGCTTTGCATGTACCACCTCGTGGGCGATATAGAACGGCTGCAAGCCCGTAATGAAGGATATTTTATTTTTCGGCGCGCGGATAGGGATAATCGGCAAGCTGCGCCCACGTTTGAGCATCTCGTTACGCAAAGGCTGCATAAGGAATTCTTCGAGCCCATCGACTTCAACCGCAATCTCGACAGGGCGATGTTCTTCGTCCAGCTTGAAAATAGTGTCCACGATTTCATCCGGTCGATGGAAGGCCCCGAAAGCTTCGTGCACGATTAACTTGTTGCCTATCCAGCTTTGCACGACATAACCAGTCTGCGCCGACTTGCGCTCGTTGACGGTACGAGCCGGATCCACGATCAGCTTCTTGGCAACCCACGTCTGGCGCACCTGCGCGGTAACGATCATGTCGGCCTTGAACGGCTTCAAAGCGGCACTCTCGCTGCGGCACATATACTCTTGCTCGAATTCTGTCAGCGCGCCGTCGGTGATATAGTCCTGCCGCAGCTTATTGATCCACTCCATGGGGAAGCGGGAAGGCCACGTGGACTGCTCAATCCCGTTCTCGTCAATGTAACAAATCGGGAAGCGGGCGGAAAGCCACTCGGGATTATTCATCAACTGCTCGATTAGCGCTTCCGGGTGAAGTGGCGTGCCCAGCGCGCGGATCCGCCCTGTTTTGGGATTGAGTGCGGGACGAAGCACACCGTTAAACCACCGCTTGTTCTTGAGAATGGCTTCCTTTGACGAGACCATGTCTTCGTCTTCAAGATCGTCAACCACGGCCAAGTCAGGGCGCTCGTCGTTATGCTTGACGCCGCGCATAGACTGGCGCGCGCCGAGGGCTTGGATCTTGCGCCCGTTGGCCAAGACGATTTCACCCTCTGCCCATGTAGGACCGTGCTGGTCCCCGAACAACTCGATCAGGCCGTCGTTGTTTGTGAGCTCCTGCTTGACAGCAGAAAGCCGCTCGCAGGCCATGCCATAGGCGTTACCGATGAACACGGCAAATTCAAACTCGCGGAACAGCGCGGAGAGGATCACATATTCCTCGATCAGCGTTGATTTTGCACCGCCGCGAAAAGCCTCTTCTGCCACGCGCGGGTGCGAAGAATAAAAATTAAGTAGCGTTTGCCGATGAAACTCAGGGGTTGTGTCCTTATGTCGGTGCGCAAACAAAATCTCGTGCGCATAAACGCGGTCTTCGTTGAAAATCTTTAATAGTTCTTCGCGCTGTCCCATTAGGCCCTCCGATGAGGGTACACGCCAATGATGTTGCTACGCAGATACGATCCGGGGGACGAGGCATGATAAATTTCTTCTGCATCTTCAACCGGCACACCTGTGTAAATATAATACCCGCCATTCTTGAATTGAACGTGCAGCTCATGGGCCGACAGGTCATACTTGACTTGGTCGATATTCGTGCTCTGGACTGAAGACCATTCTTCGGGGATCATTGGCCAAACCTGCGGCGCAAGTCTTCCACAAAGCCCAGCAGGACCTGCAGAGGGACATTCGGCGGCACTTCTTCCGTAAGACTGAATGCCGCACCCTTGGCTGTTGTGCCCACTGCGCGCAGCCGCCCCGTGCGGCCCCCGATAGACAAATAGTTAAACTCTGTCACAAGCACAGAATGCGGAACTTGTTCTTCCGCTGCCGGCTTCGGAAGCATCTCAGGAAATAAATCTTCCTCCGGCGCGGGCGGCTGATTTGTGCCGGGATCTTCGTTGCCGTCGCGGTCAAACTCACCTTCGTCTTCTGGATCGTCCGGGCCAACTTCGCGTTCTGGCAGCAATTCAGGAAGCCCGTGGTTATGGCCGGGATCTTCAATCGAATGGCTCGGCCCCACAGCTCTTTGTCCTGTAAGCGTACTCAAAGTGTTTACCAAGCCCATAGCGCACCTCCTATGTTAGAATTATTTAAGGCCTGCATTTCGTGTCATTCCCCAAAATCAAATTAAGCCCCCGCAAGCTCTGCACCGCGAACCTGCGCATGGCGCGGGGATTGACTTCGCCTAACGCAATCTTTCCCATGTCGCCGATCATAAACTGCAAAGCCTGATCCAATTCAACAATCTTGTCGCAGAGTTCGTCTCTGTTTTGCGAGAATTGTTGGGTTAGGTCGGGCATTAAACACCGTACTCCTTATTTAGAAGCAAACGTAATACAGAGTTCCCGTAAACGCCGTCATGGTCACTGTAACTGCCGCCGTAGATAGTGCCGTGATCGCCGGTGTTGCCAAGGCTGCGCTCCCCGTGAAATTGCAAGCAAGGCCTGCCGTGGGAGATGCTGCATTCCAAGTCAGTGTTAGCGTCGTGGCGCCAGATAAACCTGTAACTTTTCCTGCGTTGGATGTTGATCCCGTGTCGATTGTTCCTGCAGAAGCGGTAGGGATCGCACCACCAAGACTGAGCGATCCCCCTATGTTAGAATTATTTAAGGCCTGCATTTCGTGTCATTCCCCAAAATCAAATTCAATAGACAATCCATGTCGTTGCAGGGGAATTTGTTGGAGTCCCAGAAGCTGAGTTATAGATTGCTTCCACGCATTGACCCGCAAGGAACGTAGTAGGCAAGCCCGCCACGGCTGTTGCTGGAGACGTCACCGCCCATGTGACAGTAGATGCATTCTTCAAACAAACACGACGGCGTTCTCCGTCTATGGTTGGTGCCGCGAATGTCAGTGTGATAGTAGCCGAGTTCGTAGACTCATAAGTTGAGGCTATCCCCGCCGCTATGGTGTCAGAAGTTGTCGCATTGTTAACTGCTCGTGCAGATGCATTTATAACAAGTCCATATGAAGAAACAGCACCGCGAACATCAAGCAAGGTATTTGTCGTCGGTGATGTAGTTCCGATACCTACTGCGCCAGTCGTTGTAATTTTAAGGGCGGTTCCTGAACCAAGCGTGTTATTGTTTACGTTTAATTCTATTCCGCGTCCTGAAATGCCTTGAACTACAGCATCAGAACTTGTGTCATTATAACCCACATATGCCCGATTGCCGTTGAAGGACATGTAATTGGAAACACCAGAACCGCCGTTTCCGACATTAAGGCGCACCCCCGCCGTACCGCTGGCACCAATAGAAAGATCATAAATCCCAGCAGAACTCGTCCCGATTGACATTCCAGAACCAAATTGCGACGGGCCTGGTTGATACATAATCGGTGTGCTGGAATTGAGTGTACCATAAGCGTAGAATGAATAGACCGTACCGCTTACGGACGATAGAGGTCCGACATAGACACCATAGAGGTTCGATACCGTCCCCGTGTACTGAGAATCTTGAAGGACAGCAAAGCCGTAGATATTCGTCGCGTTTGCTGACGCATTACCGCCAATAGAGAGATATGCCTGATAAGCATAAGCATCGGTAATCGAACCGCCAGTCTGTCCGGTCAGGTCGAGTTGCCCTTCATTGGCGATAGCTTCTGGTACATTCCCTGCGGTGATCGCAGTTCTATGCCAACCCTTCAACCCGACCTGATGTCCCCCTGATGTTGGGGTTCCACTGCCAGTAACAATTATTTCGCCAAGCAGATTCGTTACCGCCCCGCCAGCCGCCGATGCGTTGGTGGAAGAAGTGGTGATGAACGAATTGGCAAGGATATTAGATGCACCGAGCGCAAGAGTATTGGTTTCAGTCAATGTTCCACCCAAGGTCATAGCCAAGGTGCTGTCATTCCAATTCAGGTTCGCGTTATCTTGTGTCAGAGCACCAGAAGCACCCATGAAGGGAATGCTATTTTGCGTAAACGCCGATGCGCCCGTCCCGCCGTTCGCCACTGCCAAAGGCGTTGCCAGTGTGGTCGTGCCATTCATTAAATTCAACGAATAGGAAGGCGTCGCCACAAATGCGGGCGCGCCAGAACCACCCGTCGCAGGCGCATAGAATGCCATGACATAGCCGTTATCGGTGTACGCCCAGCAGTAATTCGTCGATGTGTGGTCGTAGGTCGATGTGGCAGTTGTCCCCGTCCACAGGACATTATGACAGAATGCATAGTGCGCGAAATCGGACGTGCCTTCATAATTCGTAATCAGAGTTTGAAGCGTGCCGCCCGTTCCTTGTTCCCCAAAGACCGTAAAGGTTGACTGGTCAGACCCGCCCATGATCTGTTGGACACCAGCCGACGCCCAAGTAAGCACGGGAGAATTTCCCGAACCAAAAACACCTTGCAAATAATAGTCGATGTTATTGACGTACTGGATAATCTGGTTCTCGTTGTTGATCCCCGAGCTTGAGGCAGACAACAAGGGGTTTGGCGCGGGTGCAATCTGCGCAAAAGCAGGCTGGCACGAAAACACTGTCAGAGAAGACAGCGCCAAGGAAATCAGCCACAAATTTTTCTTGAACATCGTGCCCTCGCTTAAATGTACATCGCCGCGCCGGTCACCGTCCCACCAAGCACAACATTCAGCCCATTCTGGAAATAGGCCCGGAACTCATAGTATGTGGCTGCCGCCGGAGTGAAAGTCGGGATGATCGGATTTCCGGTGCCCGTCGTATTGTCGTACACCGTGATCGTCGGAGTGGCAGATGCCGACGAAACAAAAATGCCGGTCAGCACTCCGCTCCCCTTTTTCAACACACCGCCCGTGCTGGACAATTGCCCCGGCACGCCGCTCTCGACAGTTTGTGGAGAGATGCCCATGATCTTGTCCTCGGGTTATAGGGTGGTTGCAGCGATGCTCGTCGCGGTGGCCGCCACCGTCGGCGACGCGGTGATGTTCGTCACACCGATCGAGGTCAGCGCCGTGTTCAGGTTTGTCAGCGCCGTGCTGAACACCAACAGAAGGCATTGCGCGTTCTGGATCAGCGAAGCAGTGGTCGGGGTGTTGACTTCTGAGCCCATGGTATCCTCCATGCAAAAGGGGAAATTTCAGACCACACTATGGCACAGCACTATGGCGCGCGCAAGCAGTAAGCGGAAGCCGGGCTGTTTCAAAGCGGCAGAGACCAATTCCCCAGCAGGGTGGCGCCATCCTCCGGCAGGGTGCGATCCACCGGGCTTTGCGTCCCGGCAAGGAGGCCCCGGGCCGGTTCCGCCACGAAGTGTACTATGAGGCGGCGGGGTTTGGCAATGGGGTTATGTTGTTTGAGAAGGAGTTAGGGAATTACGATGTCGGAATTACGATATTGGTTGGGGAGGGTTAAGGAGTTAGGGAATTTAATTTTTGGCAAAAAATTCCCGAAAATTTTGCAGTTTGGGACTGATCTCCGCAAATTTAAAAAGTTCAATCCCCTCGAGCCCTATCCCCCAAGTTGCACAGTTATAAAGCAATAAAATTAAACTGCCCTGCCGTGACTAGTCACTATGCAGCCTCGCGCCTTAAACCTAAAACGCCTTAGCCCTAAGTCAACTTAATTTTAACTGCCTTGTATCTTGCCTCCTTATAATTTAGCCGCGCGGCGCCTCATTCACTTTGCATGGCTATAATACTAATATCATAGTGAGGTGTTAAGCTATTTTATGGTGTTTTTTAAAATAAAAATATAACCATGCACTTTGCATGAATGCTGTTAACCTTTTGTTAACTACATTCAATATGCACGCAAAGGAAATTGTTTTGTTTCAAGGGGTTAAGTGGGGTATGCCCAATGTTTATTTGTGTTAGGCTTTAAGGCGTTGAATTGTTTAGTTTTTTGGTGGTGGTGTGACCATGATGTCTATAATAATAACTAAATCCTAAAACATATATACTAGAGAAATTTTGTTTTTCTCTTTTTCTGCAATTTCTTTCTGTGCAGGGTACCCCTGTTTTTGAATTCAGTTATAAATCAGTACTTCATGGCGAATTTGCCAAACAATTCAATGCCCATGCGTGCAACCTCTCACTATGACACATACCCGCAATAAAATTACCCAATAGCAAAATCAATGGGTTACATTATTCCATGCTCGCGTAGTCACTTTGCAAAAACATGCACTCATGGGCTAAAAACAGGCATTTTGAGCTAAAAAACACGCATTCATGCAAAGTGCCGTGGTAAAAAACAATACGTTTTGTATACAAAAAGGAGTTGCAGCGTACTCAAAACCAGTATAAAACGTATTCAAATCAACCCCAAAAAGGAGTAGTAAAAATGGAAAAAAACAGCGTTAAATTAGTGATTACCGTAGCGCCGACGTGGCTAAGTGAATTTGAAAGCCTTGCAGCTCAAAAATTTATGAAGCCCGCCGCATACGCCCGCCTTGTGTTAGTAGAGCACTTGGCACAAAATAAACTGCCAGTTACGCGGGAGGCTACATACAAGCAAACGCCCATGGACAAAAAGCTGGCGGCGGAAGCTGCGCAGCTGGGAGAAATTGACATATCTGTTCCGCTTGGCAAAGAGTTTGACGCCCAGCTGCCGTGGCTAAAGCCATGAGCATGCAAATCAGCAATAAATATTTAGCCTTGTTGGTGCAAACTGGCAGGACGCAAGGGGATATTGCCGCATACCTTGGCACAACACAGCCGAACGTGTGCAACTGGTTCCGGCATAAATATCCTATCCCGTCCAAGCACTGGCCGGAAATAGAGCGCTGGGTTGAAAGGTTAGCCAATGGTCAAAACTAAGCGGCAGCGGGCCAAGCAACTGTTGAGCTGGCGAACGAATAACCCTACAAACGAGCTGTATCGGCGCGTGTTGCTTGCTCTTAGTGACCTTGACCTGCCGCATAGCAAGGGGCTAAGTGTGCGCGAGCTTGAGAACATCGTGGCGCTTAGCCCTGCTATGGTCTACCAGTGCGCGACAGGGCGGCGCATGATACCGCGCGAAGCTTATCCGGCCATAGCGCGGGCCTCGCGGGATATTTTGCAAAAAGCAATAAAATTACCCATTATGTCCTTGCATAGTGCATAGCTATAAACTATGATCCTTGCATAGTGCACGGTAACAAGTACACTAAAAGGTAACAAAAGGTGCTAAAATGAAAACATCTAACCATTACGAAGCAACAATGGTCTACCACGCCCGCAAGCCTAAGGGCAAGCCTGTGGCCTTTCAGTGCTACCGCTTCATTGGCTTCATACCTCCTGACAGTACGGGCAAGCCCGCGCTTAAAGTGTCCCTAGCGGCGGCAAGCATTGAGGACGCGAAAGAACAGCTTGAGAAAGCATACCACTGCCCGCGCAGCGCAATCGAAGTTTTCAGCACTGGTAAAGTAATATGACGCGCGGCGAAGCCCTAGCGGGCGGGATTACTTTCTTGATCGTGTTTGTGGCCACAGTGCTACGCGCGGTTTACTCAAACTAAAAGGGGCAAAGATCATGACCACACAAAAAAAGGAAAGTACCATGCCTAAAACAATCACAAAAACGGTTTATGAATATGACGAATTGCCAACTGAAAAGGCCAAAGAGCGCGCGCTTAATTGGTATTTAGAAGGAGCTTTTGACAATGAATGGTGGCAAAGCACGTATGACGATGCCGCGCATGTTGGCATAAGAATAACGAGCTTTGATCTTGACCGGAACAAGCGCGCCGAAGGCGATTTTATTAATCACGCCGACGCATGTGCAGAAAAGATTTTGGAAGAGCACGGGGAAACTTGCGGCAGCTATAAAACAGCCAAGGATTATCTGGCCAAGGTTAAAGCTATCGTTGACGGCATGCCGGACAGCGACGATTTTTCCGAGACAGAGGACGAGTTGGAGGAACTGGCCAGCGAGTTTCTCCGCGCCATTCTGGAAGAGTATGCAAGCATGTTGCAAAAGGAAGCCGATTATATGTCCTCGCGCGAGTACTTGGAAGAAGGCATTCGGGCCAACGAATACACCTTTGACAAAAACGGAAAGAGGGAGGGCTAAACCATGCTTGAACATAAAGACTTAAGTGTTTTCACGCGGGCCTATGTTGATGCGATCTTCTTCACCGATGCAGGGCCGGACGCTGACGAGGCCATACAAGGTAAGGCGTTTCCTGACTTCGCCCCCGAGACGGTCGATAAGATCGTGTCCGACTGCGCATGCTTCGAACTGGTCAACAAAGCCTTGCTTGATCAAGCGGGCACATGTGACCAGAACGGCCACGACTTTTGGTTAACTCGCAACTATCACGGCGCGGGCTTTTGGGATAGGGACTATACCCTAGAGGTTGGCGAAGCCCTGACAAAGGCGGCGGAAGCATTCGGGCAACTGTCGCTTGTTTTGGGCAATAACGGTAAACTTTATCTTGAAGGCTAAAACCATGAAAACCCAATACACAGCTAACGAAAACGCCCTACGCGATGCCCTTATAAGGCTCTTAAAGTCTGATACGGAAGGTATGTTTCCTT